ATTGAAATTGCAGGTATCCGTATCTTCAAGTCAATGAACATTCCATTCTTCGGTAAGTATGGTACATCTGCTGATCCTAACAGAACTGGTTATGATTCTAAAGACAACATGGGTTCATTTGTTGGCGCTACCATGGAAGACATGGAGCAAGCTGCTAACGGTGGTACTCCTGCTGGTGGACAGAAGACAACTAACAACTATGGTTTAGCTGCTAAGTTTGCTAACTCTTGTGGATTAATATTCCAGAAGGAAGCAGCTGGTGTAGTAGAAGCCATTGGACCTTCTGTACAAGTTACATCAGGTGACGTTTCAGTCGTTTACCAAGGTGATGTAATTCTTGGTCGTCTCGCAATGGGCGCAGACTTCTTAAATCCTGCATGTGCAATTGAGTTGATCGCTGGTATTAACACAGCTTCCTCTAACGCTACAGGTTGGGATGGTTCTGGTACAGAGAACACAGCTATATCAAACGCTGGTTTCTCATAAACTATACATTTCATATACACACAGGGAGGCTTCGGTCTCCCTTTTTTTCTTTATATACACATGGCTATTCCCACAACAGTTGACACCGATACAGAACTATCCGCAGTGAATTCAATACTGGGAGCTATCGGTCAGTCACCAGTAACAACATTAGGAGACTATAATACAGTTACAGATAAGGACGGTAATATAAGTAAAGTAAATTCTTTTACTAATCCAGAGATAGGATTCATCTATAACATACTGACCGAAGTTAATAAAGATGTACAGAATGAAGGTTGGATATTTAATACAGAATATAATGTAGAGAAAGAACCAGAAGCTACTACTAACTACATCACCATTCCATCTAATGTATTACGATATGATTTACATGGAGATGATGCTAATAGAAATAAGAATTTAGTTAGAAGGAATGGTAGACTTTGGGATACTGTCCATCAAACTTATGAATTTGATTCTAGTGTTAAACTAGATATAACTTGGCTTTGGCCATATGAAGATCTACCTAATTCATTTAAAAGATATATTATATCTAGAGCTTCAGTTAGAGCAGCTACTCAATTAGTAAGTAACCCACAACTTGTTCAACTACTTCAATCACAAGAGGCATTAACAAGAGCAACTTGTATGGAATATGAATGCTTACAAGGCGATCATTCCTATATGGGTTTCCCTGATAAGAGTAGATATTCAACTTATCAACCATATACAGTATTAGCTAGATGACGAGTATTACACAACAGATATCTAATTATATTGGAGGTATATCACAACAGCCTGATGAATTAAAAGTACCTGGTCAAGTCAGAACAGCTAAGAATGTATTACCTGATGTTACACATGGTCTATTGAAAAGACCAGGAGGTAAGTTAGTTGGTAATGCTATGTCTGCTTATACAACTGACAGTAAATGGTTTCATTACTATAGAGATGAGAACGAACAGTACATAGGTCAGATCCAGTTAAGTACTGGTGAAGTTAAGATGTGGAGGTGTGATACAGGAGCTGCTTGTACAGTTAACTATGCGTCAGGACAAACAACTGCATTAAAGAACTACCTTAAGCAAACTAATAGTGGTGGTACTATTACTGATTCAGACCTACAAACACTTACTCTTAATGATTACACCTATGTAACCAACAGGAATAAAACCACTGCAATGGCTGCAACAGTTGAGACTGTTAGACCTCCAGAGGCTTACATAGAGTTAAAGAAAGTTGCTTATGCTAATCAATACTCTGTTAACTTATTTGATAATACAAACTTAACTACAGTTAAAACAGCAACAAGAATAAAGGTTACAAGACTAACAACAAGTGAAGGTTGTTGTAGTACTTCAGATGGTGGTTATCCTACAACTGGTGTAGAACCAGGCTCAAGTGGTTGGACAGGTTTTTGTGATGAAACTGCAGCAGCACGTAGAGATAGTTTATGCCCTAATGTAGATACACAACTTTTCAATATTGATTATGGTGGTACTGGGGATGCAGCACAAGCTAATGTAGTACATACAAACTGGGCATGGACTTATACAGGTAGCGGTGGTACTGATAGAAAGGATTTATACATAAGGCTTACAACTACAGGTCAAGCTGTAGCAACAGATGGTGGTACTGGAGATGTCTATCGTTGTCGTTATACTACAACTTGGGATTTACTACATGGAGGTACAGGTTGGCAAGCAGGTGATTATGTAGATCTTTGGATGAAAGGTGCTAAGTATAGAGTAACAATTGAAAGTCATAGTGAATCTAAAGTTCAAGCTAACCTTGGTTTAATAAGACCAGAGCCAACTTCCTTTGATGCTAAAACAACTGTTACTGCTGAAAGTATCCTTGGTGCTATTAGAACAGAAATAGCAGCTCAATCAGCTTTTAATGATGCTGATGTACAACAGATAGGTAATGGTATTTATATTACCAGAGCTTCAGGTACATTTAATATCACTACACCAGTAGGAGAATTACTAAATGTATTAAGTGATTCAGTTGAAGACGTAGCAGATTTACCTAGACAGTGTAAACATGGTTATGTAATTAAAGTTGCTAATAGTGAAGCTGAAGAAGATGATTACTATGTAAAATTCTTTGGAGCAAATGATAGAGATGGTGATGGTGTTTGGGAAGAGTGTGCTAAACCTGGAGTTAAAATAGCTTTAGATGCAGCCACCATGCCTATACAAATAGTTAGACAAGCTGATGGTACATTTAAAATTGAACAAATAGCTTGGGATAATCGTTTAGTAGGTGATACAAACACAGTACCTGAACCTTCATTCATTGGTAACTCAGTTAATAAGATGCTGTTCTTTAGAAATAGAATGGTACTACTTAGTGATGAAAATGTAATTATGTCTAGACCAGGAGATTTTTATAACCTCTGGCCGAAGTCAGCTATTACATATACAGCTTCAGACAATATAGATATATCTTGTAGTTCTGAATATCCAGCTATTGTCTATGATGGGTTACAAGTTAACTCAGGTTTAGTTCTATTCACTAAGAATCAACAATTTATGTTGACGACAGATAGTGATGTACTAAGTCCATTAACTGCAAAGATAAACTCATTATCTTCTTATAACTTTAACTTTAATACCAACCCTGTATCACTAGGTACAACTATAGCTTTCTTAGATAACGCTGGTAAATACACACGCTTCTTTGAAATGCAAGCTGTACTTAGAGAAGGCGAACCAAACGTATTAGAACAAAGTAAAAATATTTCAAAGTTATTTCCTAACAATATAGATTTAATAGCTAACTCAAGAGAGAACTCAACTATATTCTTTGCTACTAAAGGTACTAAAAAAATATATGGGTTTAGGTATTACCAAACAGGAGAACAAAGAGTACAACAAGCTTGGTTTAACTGGGAATTAAGTGGTGATATTCAACATATAGCTATGCTTGATGATTCATTATATGTAGTTGTCAAGGACACTGGATATACAATGCAAAAATTTAGTATCAAGTTAGATGATAACTCTCACACTATTGTTGAAGATGACACTTATAGAGTTCACTTAGATAATTCTAAAACATTTGCTTATACAGCTTTAACATATGTAGCAGATGGAGACTATACAAAACTAGATCATACAGCTGCTAACTTTACCGGTTCAGGACAACTCTATGCTGTTGCTGTATCTACAGGTACAGATGAAGAGTTTAATGGTCTTATAGAGAAGGTATCTACCTTTGATGATAATGGTACAACCAAGGTAAAGATCCCTGGTAACTGGACTACTAGTGATACGGATCAAGCATTTAATGTTGTACTTGGTTATGCCTTTGATATGGAAATAGAGTTTCCTAACTTCTATGTAGTTCAACAAGAGGGAGAACGATTCAAAGCTGATATACAAAGTTCACTTGTTTTACATCGTATCAAGATGAGTCTTGGTCCTACAGGTGTATATAATACAACCTTAAAACGTATAGGTAAACCAGATTATAATGAGTTATTTGAATCAGTTATGGCTGATGCTTATACAGCTAACCAAGTAGGTATAGATAAAGAACAAGTAATTACATTACCTGTATATGAGAAAAATACAAATCTAACTCTTACTCTTAAATCTACTCACCCATCACCTTCCACATTATACTCAATAAATTGGGAAGGAGATTATTCTAATAGATATTATAAACGTGTCTAATTATATCCATCCAATCACACTTGAGGCTGCCAAAGAGGTGGCCTCTAATTTACGTCCAGAAGACCGTAGAGAAGTCGAAGAAGGACATGGTATAGATTCTACCTTAGCATTAATAGACGCTGTTCAGAAGCCCTCCTGTGTGTATTTCACGGTGCCTAACGGCAAGACTGCTGGTATGGCTGGAGTTGACCCAGG